CGAGTTGTTTAATTTCGGGAGTCGGTGAGCATAATAATTATATCCATGTTGTATGCGGCATGAGCGAAACAGAACTGTATTTGATAACCGCATATTATCCTAATCCCGCCGAATGGTCCGAAGACTGCAAAGTCAGAAAGGAGAATGTTTAAATGAAATGTTTTTTTTGCAAGGGAAAGTTTGAAGATAAAGCAACGGTTTACATGATAGATTTGGAAAACTGCATTATAATTGTGAAAAATGTTCCGTCACAGGTATGCGCTCAATGCGGCGAGGTTTCATACAGCCATGCCGTAGCGGTACAGCTTGAAAAGATTGTAAACGATATGCGTAAAGCCGTAACCGAAGTAGCCATTGTAAATTACGCTGATAAAGCCGCATGACGGCATTCCTGCAAAGGGCGCGGACCGCGCTCTTTTTTTTACCTCCATATTATAGTTTAAACGCACAAGGCGAACGACACTCCATTAACCATATCCGCATTGTTTGCCCAAACGTTACCCATCGACTCAACAAAAGTGAAAGCGTGGTTAGTGCCTGAACTGGGAGAGCGCAAGTACCAGTTAAAGGCAGTTCCCATTGGCTGATGCCTTATTCTTGCCGCCGCGGAATCATTATCAGCATACCATGCATACCTTGTGCCTTCGTTTGGCGCACCATAAGAATTAGTGCCAAACACTTCACGTGGAGATAACAAGAATATATTGTCTGGTGAATTAATTATAGTAGTGCTTTGACCGCCTGCAGCCGTGGGTTTGTTGACTTGCTTTATCGCCGACCTTAAATCGGTAGGCAGTAACTGCAACATTCCATTAGAGGCAAACTCGCCCGTAGCGTTCAGGAATCTGCGCATTTCACAGCCGTTCCAACCATTTGCATTTGTAAAAATAGCTTCCATTCTGCGCCTATCTGCGGTAGTTGTGCCAAAGCAAATAGCCTGTGAGCCACCAGTTTGGACTCCAAGTTCAAGCGTAATACCTGCAACACCACCGCTGGTTCTATTATCGTGCCTGAACCCTATAATTTTCAAATCATAATTTGCGCCGCTTATGGCAACAGTTTTTCTATCGCCGATATCCCAGCCAAAGTTAGTATTTATTTGCGCCGATGTCCATGTGTTAGCTTCTATTACTGCTGAACTTGCTGTGATTTGCGCCCATGTGCTTGCGCTGAATGTATTGGGCGTAGCTGAAACCTGTTGTCCTATGGTCGTAGTGTTCGGGTTTACGCCGTTGGTCGGGAACGCACGGTAGAAATATTGTGTGCCGTTCGTTAGCCCCATATCGACATAAGATGTGCCGGTGCCGCTGTAAATCTGCGTACCGTCGTTGATTGACGCGGGGAAATTTCCCGTATTGCGTCTTATCATAACGCTCGTAAACGAACCGCCCGGATTTGTCCAAGACAAAAAATTGCGCTCGTTACCGCCGCCTGCCATAAAGTTTGTAATAGCTCCGACGTTCGCAATCGGCGCGGCGCTGGCATGAATTGCGAGCGAAAACCTCGGAATGTCATTGTAACCAAACAGGGCAAAAAAGTAAGTCGTGCCGTTGACTAAACCTGTTATCTCCTGCGTTCCCGCCGCTCCCGGAGAGCCGGAAACGTCAATGAACGCGCCGTCTATCGGCGTATTCGGCGGCGAGCCGGTCTTGTACACAATTCGTGTCCCCGCGTTTGACGGCGAGGCGGAATGTGTCCAGTTAAGCGTTAATTGCCCGTCGAACCTTGCGATACTCAAATCGGACGGCGGCGCGGGCGATTCCATGAGTTCCAATAATCTTGCATAAGCCAAAGCCGCATACGGCGAACCCTCCAAAATCGCGACAAGCTCCGTACCGTTCGGCGTTCGCGGGTCGTAAATCACGAGCAGAGGCGCGCCGTTGTTAATCAGCTGCATTGCGCTTGTCTCCGTCATGAGCCGGTTCGACAGCTCATGCGTTGTCATACCCTGTTCCATTTTTACCCGCTCATCAATCGGTATATCATGTATATTTATCATATTTTTTCACCTCTCTATTTAATCTGTGCGTTCAACCGCAATCCATCTTGAATTTACCGGAAGCGCAGGCGTTCTAAAGTATGTCGGGCTTATCATATCAGTCTGCACGTTCACCGCTCCTCCGTTATTAAAAGTCACAATTACAATTGGAGCGCGTTCAAACGGTTTAGCAAAGAAAACATAACCGTCAGTAGGAACCGGCGTAGTTATTAAGCCGCTCTGTATCAGCGGCACTGTAGATACCGCCGCCTCAGCCTTGCGCCGCACCTGCTGCGATAACATCAACGCCCACAGCGCACCGTCGCCGGCACGCTCCGCCCCGATTTGCTCCGGCGTGATGTCCGCGACCGTCGCGTCAAGACGTTCCTCTGCCGCCTTTAAATCGTCCGCCGTCGCCGCGCCCGTCTGTTTTGCTGTGACGCGGTGCGGGTTCTCGTAGTCGTTGAACCCGTGATTGCCCGCAGGTTCGCCATTTCAGCCTCAAAAGTTTTATATGTGTTTACTGTATCTGCTAGCCCGATTGTAATGCCCGCCGCTCCCGCGACAGCCGTTACCGGGTTCATGAGCATTTTCATAATACCGCGAAAAGGCGCAGTAACGAGGTCGACAGCTTTAAGCGTGACGTTCCATACTTTGCCCGCCATTTTCGTTCCCATACTCCACACGCTGTTCATGACTTTGCTTGCTTTGTCGACAGCGTACATGGTCATCTCGATTTTACCCATTTTGCTCATCTTGTTAATCTCGCCCTGCATTTTGCGCATAGCCGATTCGAGCTTGCTGACGTTAGCTGTCGCGCTCGCCGCTCCCGACGCCGTCTGGTCAGTCACCTGCGCCGTTATATCTATGACTACCGTGTCCATTACCCCGTTACCTCCTTTTTACTTACTCGCCGTAAATTTTAACGCGGGGGTGTTCTTTTCAATCTCTAACTTGAGAAGCGCATACTGGTCATAAAGTAACCGCTCCCCTGCGGGTAACGCCTGATATTCGCTTATACGCATATTAAAACGCTCGCATACTTCAAGCATCACCCGCGTCCGTCCCCCCGCTTTTAAGAGTTTCCCGCCGCTTGCTCGGCTTCGTCGTTAAATCCGCTTATTTCGTCGATAATATCAAGGACGCGCCCTTTTTCACCCGCAAGCAGGACTTTGTCCACCATATCGACGCCCTGGAGCGCGCCCAGCGCGGACTGCGCCGCTCTGTTTTCCCACACTTTCGCCCTGTCCTCATCGACCGTAGCCGTGTATATCAGCCACGAACGGAATTTTGCGCCGTCGCTTTCAAGAACCCGCTTCGGCTGTCCCGGCTTCGTGACGGCGTATCTGTTAGAATTTTTAAGGCATATCTGACTTTCGTCCTCCGTTATCGGGCGTACCCGAAACTCAAGTTTCAACGCGCCGTCGCGCCTGATTTGTATTTTACGGTAGTTTTCAGTTTCGTTTTTCGTTTTGCCCAAATCAAGCAGCCCAGACAGTATATCGCTCTCGCTCATTAAAATCTCGTCCTGCGTCAAAGGCTTTTCATCAGCCGCTATTTCGTCGTCGTACATTCCAAGGCTTATATTATTATCACTCATCGCTTTGCTCTCCCTGATTTAATTTAAATTAATTTTAATTCACAGGCTTCCATCCTTCGGTAGTTACAAATTTTTCCAACGCCGACGGCATGGAATTTACCCTGAAATTCCATGAGCGTTTAACTAATTCGCCCGGCGTGATATTCATAAGGTCAACAGAACCGTCCGGCACGCAGTTATCGAAAACGATTCTTTCCGCCTGCCCGTCGCGGCGGCGCAATGCTCCTTGAAAAGCGAACGACGGGAAATACCCCTTTTGCATATCCTCTATCAATTCTATTACCATCACGTCGTCGCGGATTACCGTTTCCGTAAATGATAGAGTCACCGAACATCCTGTTGGTATTGCGTATTGAAGCAGACTTCCCACAGGCTGCCAGTCTGCATTTTTAAAGCTGAACTGCATCTGAAACGTATCAACCTCCGCGAGAAAAATATTGGGACCGGCTCTGTTTGTCACAAACAATCTCCCGTCTTTTCCCGATATTGCCTTTCTTACGTCTTGTACGCTCTGGTCATAAAATCCGTTCATTCTAATCTATCCTCCTTGTTTTATTTATTTATGCTGCCTGATTATCCGGCGTAAATCTGAATTGGAAATTGAAATAGCCTTTTTCGAATGCGTCTATATCGTCCGCAAAGACCTTGAACCACGCGCTGTCGCCTTCCGGCGGATTATCAGGGTCGTTCTCGATATGCGCCCCCGCGAGCAGTTTACGCTCCGCGACCATAGCGTTGCACACGCCGTTGCTCGTTTGTATAATCGTCATGCGTCCGTCCGGGTCGTTATTTATACGTCCGACGAGCGGCTCGACGGTATCGTTCAAACGCTGGAATAATTCGAAGCGTACTTTTACGCGCTTGATTTTTTTCCAGCCGATATCCTCTTTTGCGCCGGGCAGCACAAGCGTATTTATGCCCGATTCCACCCACACGGTATTGCGCGCGCTCAGGCTGAATGTGAGCATACCCGCTTCAATCGCGCGTTCGTACTGGTTATTGGTGAGCGGCTCGGTGAGCGATACCGCCCCTCTGACAGCAAGCCGCGTTATGCTCTCGTTGCTCGGCGTTCCCGCCACAAGCCCCGCGATTCTCGCCGCCGCAAGCCAGCCTTCGTAAACCGTACCCGTAATATCGACGAACCCGTTACCGACATACACGATTTGATAATCGTTATACGCGCTCGCGTGTAATAATCGCGTTTCGAACGGTATTGTCGTCGGCTCGCCTATAGCGCCAAGACAGAATTTACCGCCCTGATATACGCGGTTCAGGAACATCTGCATGAGAAGCTGCGTCGCCGCGTCCTCCGTATCAATCGAGAGAACGTTCCAGCGGTGAGGTTCAAGCAGTTCAAACGCCGCCGAATACGCCGCCACATTTATAACAGGGTCGGTTCCCCCCGCGATTATCTCTTGGTCGACTGAGGCGATTATCCCGGTGCGAGCCGTCACGCCGTCGATTTTAGTAAGATTAAAATACGCGCTGCCCCTGTTGTTGAACGCCGTTATAAGCGCGGTTATATTGTCCTCGCCGTCAGCGTTCGCGAACGTCAGCCGTTCAAGCTGCATCGTCCCCTCAATTATAAGCAGTTCGCTCACAGCGGGGTTCTCAAGCGTCGGGCGTACCGTGATTAATAACTCGCGGCTGCCCGGATGTTTGAGGGTAAGCCGTATAACGGGGTCGCCCTCTGCGTCGAGTATGCTGTAACTGCCGCGGCTGCCGCCAATACCGAGCCGCGCGCCGCATACAAGCCGCGCGCCGCCTTTGAATTGCTCCATAGCGACAGCCGTCGTGCCGTTCGCCCCGCCGTCGCCGTAGTTTTTCGCTATATCCTCAAAACTTTCAAGGATTGAAACTTCCCCGAGCGGTCCCCAGTTCGAACGGAACAACGCCGCGCAGCGTCCGTCGTCTGCCCCCGCGAGCGGCGGGTTGCCCGTGTTTTCATAACGGTAATATATGCCCGGTCGGATTTTCTTTTCACCGATATTAAAAAATGCCGCCATATTTACTTAACCTCCCTCTCTAAAAATTTTTTGACTGTTTCTTTCGCTTCGTCGAGCGTCGCCTTATCTTTGCCCGCCGTTTTAAGCGCCGCCTTCACGACTTCGGGCGGCTTATCGAAAAGCTGACGCGCATTAGCCGCTAATTCAGCCGCGCCGTAAGCGCTGGCCTGCGTTGTTTTTTCTGACATAATCTGTATCCTCCTGAAAAATTTAATATTCAATAAAATTTATCTTGACAAAACAGTATCTGTATTGTATAATCAGAGTATAATAAAACAGAGAGAGTGCTGTTACACTCTCCCTGTTATGCGTCAGCCGCTTTAAAGACGGCAGGCTCTGCGGATTTATAATTTAATAAACGCCGCTAATCCTTGTTAGTGGGGCGGCGTTTACTCTTTATTACAGTTATTATATATTTCGCCGGTTCAATAAAATCCGGAAGAAAATATATTACTAAAAATAATATTTCGCAAACATACATGAGCTTCACTCCTTTCAGTTGGATTTTGCGAAGAAATAAATTTCTTCAACCCTCCTTTCAGTTACGCGAAGCCATGCCGCCCTTAACGCTATGACGCATAGAATCTGCGGGGTAATCCCCCGCAGATTCTATTATCGCATTTTTCAACAATTTTGTCAAGACTTAATTTTTATTTTTTGTACATAAACTAAAGTTTGATTTTATAAGCCTTATTCCGGCTTCTTCCCTGCGGCGCTGCGCCAGTACGCCATACTGCCCCGTGAGTTCGATTTGTCCCTCTCGCAGCGGGTCGGCGTTGTTTCGCGCCGTTATTCTGTTTATGAGCATGGGGCTGCCGTCCTCAAGTATAATCTCGCCGTACAGCTGAAGCTGTTCTGTGACAGCCTTTGTCCATCTGTTACGCTCGCTTATGCTCTCTGCTATAACGTGCACCGCAAAATGCCCGGTGTACCAGTTCACGGCGTAGCTTTGCCTGTTCGTACTGTCCGCGCCTATAAAGCGCAGGTAAACGGCGGGGTTCGCGTCGTCCGGCTTATACAGCGGCGGCATAGCGTCATACGCGATTGCCGTCACCTGCGGGAAATTAGCTTTAAGCCATGAGTTCGCGCCCGTTACCGGGTCGGGCGCGGTGCTTGTCTGCTCGGGAAATTCAAGCAAATCAAACAGCATCGTTATCCCGAAAACCTCCGGCGTCGAGTTCTGCAGTAAAATTCTATTACCGTCATACGCGAACGAATCAGAGCGGTTCCACACGGCGCATACCGTTGATTTATCGCTGCCCGTGGAAAAAACGCCGCCCAAAAGTTCAA